AAGTTTTTCTTGTGTATTTTTACATTCCACACAAAGGGTTACAGAACCATAGCGCTGACGCTCAACAGGAATATCATTTCCGCATTCTTCACATTCGGTAAGGGAAGGGCGGCTAAAGTCTTTAGGTTGAATTTGAACCTGTTTAAGTTGTAGTTCTTGGGCAATATCGATTTTGTCTGTCATGCGTGCTCCATTTTCCAAGTACGGTCTGGAGTAGGTAAATTAATTTCAGGATTAGGATGAGCTGGAGGGGAAAGCTGGATCTTTAATTCAAAAAATCCTTGAGCGGTAAAGCCACACTCTAAGTTTTGACACTGTCCCTGAAATGAACGGAGTAAAGGATTAAGTTCAGTACTTGAACGGATTGAAAAGGGTTCGCCGCAGTGAGGGCATTTATAACGGGATCTTGGTCGAGCCATTTCGCTACCTGTTGGTTTAATTATTTACGATTTTATAACAAAATCACTATAAATAGTGATTTATAATAATTTGTATCGAAAATTGATTACTCTTTTGTCCTTGCTTCCCCCAAAGCAAGGATTTTTTTATTTGCCCTTTTTAGCTTTATCTATTCGTGTTTGTTCCCTCTTTAAAGCAATGGCCGCTGTCTTTTTTGTTTTATAGGTTTTAATGAGCTTCAACGGATTGCTTTGATCGCCTGAAGTAAGCTTCTGATCTTTACCATTCTCACGATAAAAAACGATTACCCCGGTGTAGTCAGCATAGTTCCGACCAGTCCTTTTTTTATTTTGTTTTCTTAATTCTTTATCTCCCTCTTTATCAGGCTCAAAAAGGGTAGAAACATCATCTGCATTTGGGAGTTGTACCTCTAATTCAACACTCGTTGTAAACCCTCCGTCAGTTAGATTGTGAGTAACGTTAGTTCCCAGCCATACAATGTCATCGATTTGTGGTTTTAAACCGGTGAATACAAACTCTTGTTCCGGAATAAGTTCAGGTTGGCCAAAGGCAAAGGTATAAGACAATTTTTGTGAAGAACGTTTGCAACGCTTGAATTCAGCCTGGCAAGCAAGTTCAGCTGTTTTTTTGTCGCGGTGGACGTAACGGATCTCTTTTAAATTTTCCTCATTATCACCGATCACCACATATAACTTTTTAGATTTACCAGCATCGTAATAGAACGCTTTAACGCCTGTAATTCGGTCAGTACCGGTACCAGTCGTGTAATTGTGGCCATCACCATCAGATCTAAAAATTTGGGCAGTAGGAAGGGGTAATCCAGAAGCTGTTTGACTGGCTCCACGTGGCAATAAAATTAAGTGGCCATTTTTTACCGTAGCAATAGCATCATGTTCGTCTGCTATCCGAGTAATCAGATTGGCATCACTTTCGTTCTGAGCAATGTATGAAATTACTCGGTTGGCCAATGTGTCATGTACAATTGTTTTAAGCGCATATTCAGTACCAACGGTTTCAAAAATCACCTGAATTGTTTTATTACTAAAGCTACGTTCACGCTTTTGTTTTAAACCTTCAGATACGTCATTACTGAAGGCCGAAATGCTTAAAACATCCGGTGCACCGCGATGAGTGACCGATTCAACTTTGTATTTCCCTTTGTCCACCAAGCCCGTATTTGACCAACCAATCCACACCTGAATAATTGCTCCTTCAGGAGGGATTTCTAATTGTCCATCTGAATCATCCAGATCAATATCGACAGAGTCCACAACAAGACCACGATTGTCTTTAATACTGAGTGAAATTAAGCGGTCGACGACAAGTGGGGAGATGTCATTACCATCTACTTCTAGGCGATAAATTGGGAAAGGATATTCAGTTTCAGCCTGATATGATTCAGCTGCTTCATTTAGTTTATTGGTGATTTGATTAAGCATTTATATCAACCTATTTACTGCACCACCAGCCATGCCGATGAGTGTACCGAGTAGCGTCGGTTTCCATTCCTTCACAATCTTTAGTGTCAAAGTAAATTCGGTTTTGCGGGCAGCGCCATCTTTAAAGAAGTACGTTTTTGTCTCTTCCATATTTTCAATAATAACTAGGCCATAAATCTTTCCAGTACCTTCAATCAATGTGTAAGCCATGCCTGTATCAGCCATACGACGGACTTGATCTAGTACAACTCGGTTATAGGTTAATTCATGGTAGATTTCCCCCTTCAGGGTAATGGTATCTTCACCTTTACCAACGAATTGATAAGCTGGGGTTGAACCTACTCGGTTATTACTAGGATGTCTCCAATTGGTAACTCGTTGCAGTTCTTGATATGCAGCTGTCCGTAATGAAAATACGAACAGCCCTAAAGCCATCATCATATTTTTTTACTCTGTGTCTGTTAGAAAACGACGTCTAGCGTCACGCTCTTCTTGTTGGAGACGTACCATTTCAGCCCGTAATGCACGTGCTGTTTCACGGACTGGTTGACCGTGCTCTGCTTTAATAGTGATTTGGATTGTGTCGTTACTAATGAAGCTGCCACCGCGTTGTGCCCGGATTGGTGTTACAGGCGTAACCTTTGCTGTGGTACCAGTACCAATTACATTCTGCGTAGCTTGCTGTGTTGCTTTAACAGGTAACTTATGATTCTGTGAAATACCTAATGCCATGCCTTGCATGGTGTAGTCACCAATACCCATAAACACACGGGATGGGGAATGGATACCTAAGATATTCCTGGCCTTGTCAATAACACCAGTTACGGCACCGGAGAGAGCTGTTTTCACTTCACCAATTTTGGACATAATCCCGTTTTTTAAGCCCGTCAAAATCATGGCACCAAAGCCAGTAAATTTGGCGGGCAGATCTATTCCGAACCAGGACAAGACTTTTGCAAAGGCAGCATAGAAAAGCCCAATAGGGGACCAGTTAATAATTAGGGCAGATACGCCTTTAATCCCGCCATTAAAGGAAGTTTTAACCGTATTCCAAATGCCCACAAAGAGTCCTTTGATAGGTTCCCAATTCTTATAAATGAGATAAGCAGCTCCAGCCACGGCTGCAATAATGCCAAGGATAACTAAACCAGCTGGAGAGAAAATGGCTCCTAATGCACTAAACCCAATCCCTAATGTGGAAAAGGTCATTTTGAGCATAGCAAGTGGACCAATTAGCGCTAAAACTCCAAGTGATAAAGCGCTTATAACAGCAATGATAGCTATGCCACCAACAGCAATTTTTACCAGACTTGAGGCTAATGCAGGGTTGCGTGATGCCCAATCTTGAACAACTGCCATCACAGAGGTGAATTTACCAAGCATGGTATTAATTGGTGGTAAAAGTACATTACCAATATTGATCGCCAAGCCCGCCACTTGGTTCTTGGCTAACTGAATATTATTAGCGGTAGTTGCTGCACGTGCGGCATATTCGGCTTGCATTGAACCAGCATATTTAGATTTATCTCCTACCATTGATAGGTTTTTTTCTAATGCCTCCATGTTAGTAAGTAATGGTGCAATAGAGCCTAAAGATTCAGATCCAAATAGTTCTTTTAAGGTTGCAGCCTGTTTATATTTATCTAATTTTGAAATTGCTTTTATTACTTTCAACGTCGTAGCTTCAGCATCAGTTTGCATGTCTTTAGCAACTTGGCCAGCATCTAAACCCAAATCTTTATAAGCAGCTCTTTGACCTTTAGTGGCAGATTCTCCAGCAACTAAAGCAAGCATCATATTTTTAATACCGGTTGCTGCAATTTCTTCTGCGACACCCATTCCCCGGATAGTGGCACCAAGTGCTGCAATAGATCCAGAAGCAAAACCACCAACTTCACCAAGAGGGCCAATACGTTGAACAATATCCATGATGCCTTTTGCTGCAGCTGGAGTGTTATTGCCTAGGTAGTTAATTTTGTCAGCAAGAGAGACGACTTCTGTTTGAGACATTTTAAAAGCTGTACGCATTTCGGCCATAGCTTGACCAGACTCTTGAGCAGAAATGTCAAAAGCAACGCCCATTTTTACCGCGGATTCAGCAAAACCTAGCAGTTCATTTTTTGCTATTCCTGATTGGCCACCAGCTGCAACAATAGCTGCAATATCCTTGGCAGCCATTGGAAGTTCGGTGGATAGCCGGATAATGTCATCACCCATGATTTTGAACTGTTGAGGAGTTTCAAAATTGACGACCTTTTTCACATCTGCCATTGCAGATTCATAGTCAATTGCCAGGTGTACTGGAATAGCCATCGCAGCTGCTCCAGCACCAGCGACCATTAGACCTTTCTTGGCCAGATCCGATGCTTTAGCCATACGTCCTTGCATTTTCTCATACTGCTTTTGGGCGTTTTGGTGACGTTCTAAAGATTCCTTTTGTTTATTAATTTCCATCGTAGTGAGATGGATTTTATTCTTCAGCTCTGATTCATCATTAGCCAGATTGTCAACACTAATCCCAGCCTGTTTAAGTTCACGTACTAAAGCCGTCATTTCTGAGCCTTGATTTTTTTGAGCTGCTTTCAGGCGTTTTTGTGCGGCTTCAGCACGTGCAAGATCCTTAACCATTTGTTGGGTAGGGGCACCAATATTCATGGCTGTTTTGAGCTGTTTAAGGGTTTCTTTATTTTGTTCAATGGCCTGTGAAGTTTTTTCAGATTGTTCTTTAAGCTGCCTGAAACCTGAAATTTTACGTTGCTGGGCTTCTAGACCCTTCAGTTCTGATGAAGTCTTTTTAAAGGCATCCGATAATGTTTTAGAGCCACCAACGATTGTTTTTATAGGGCCAGATAATTTATCAACTGCATTAAATAGGACTTCTAATTTTAAATCTGCCATTGGTGGACTCTAATTAGTTAGTTTGATTTCTTTTTAGTGCTCTACGATGCCATTTGCTCAATTCAACTATATCCATGTCATCGTAAGTACTTGGCGGCCAATGAAAAATGACGGCAATATTAGCTATTGCCTCATCTACATCATCGACAAGCTCTAGACTGTCTGAGCCTTGATTTCCTTCTGTAAGGCTTTCGGGTACAAAAAAGTGACCAAATGCCCTCCTAAATTGGCGAAATCTACAGGGTCCATTTGATAGATCTGCTGAGGTGTCAGTGCTGGCGACGTAACACGTGGAAGGACTTTGCAAAGGGCATCTACATCATGCTGGTAAATAGCCTGAAGACTGGTACCACTTAATGCCTTTACACCAGGTTTACGAATGGTCACCTGAGTAATCATCTGTTCACCCATACGGATTGGTTCTTCTAAAGTCACCACTTCTTCATTTGGGTTTTTGATTTGTTCCTGGTTAATCGCTTGATCAATTTGATTCATGTGGAAATATCCTAAAAGTTAAATTAAAAAAACCTTCTGCAGTACTGGACTACAGAAGGGAAGGAAACTTATAAAATGCCTAAAATGTTGCGTTGTTTTTCAAGACGATCTACGCCACCGATCATTTCTTTCATGCCAAGAATGTCAATTTCAACTTCAACAACACCATTCACCGTCAACTTGTAGTAAACACAGTTCGTCACAACTTTATGTTCTGTGTCTTCACCAGGTGTAGATTCACCACCATCAATTTCTTCATGACGGCCTTTAACAATCACTTCAACGGCATCATATTCGCCATCATCATCGCGCTGGTATGCGCCAGCAAAACGGAGATAAACACCGTCAATTTTTTCCATACCAAATTGACGGAATGTCAAAAGATCTAGACCACCATAAGTTGACTCAAGTACTAAGCCATCATCGGACATGCCTAAATCGACTTTTACGGTCCCGTTCATACCACCACCACGGTAGTCTTCAGTTTTACGGGCTAACTTGGGTAAAGTTACAGTTTTAACTTTGCCCAAGTAGCTATTCCCTTCATTAAAGAAGTTCATATTTTTTAATTTTGGAGGTAAAGCCATGCGTTATGCTCCTTAAGCGTTTACAGATGCAGCAAAGTTAGCGAGATAACGATCAGTGATACGTTGTCTGAATGTCAGATCTTCTAATGGTGGGACAGGGGTGTAATCGTAATCAGTGGCCAATTTCCCAACCTTTAACGTGTCTGGAGTATTTGCTTCAGGATCGAACCAGGCGTCACCACCAATGAGGTATTTATTGCGTATGAGTTCACGTAGCTTGGCCTTTTGACCTTCAAGAATGTCTGTGACTAACGAACCATGAAGAGGTAAATCATTTGCCCACATATGTGCTTCAGCCATGCTGTCAGCCAAGACTTGAGCAGTACGTGTATAGTTTTCAAATAGGAATAATGGATCATCAGAACAAGTACGAGATCCCCAAAAACGAAAACCTTCATGCTGAATTAAAGTTGTAACTTCATTGCTGTTGAGATAGCCCGCGTCAGTTGCTGGGTCTTGTAGATCCCAAGTCACATCAGCATCGATACCAGTAACACCTGATACTGCAACGTTTGAAAGGGTTTTATGCCAGCCGATTTCGTTATCAATCTTTGCGCGTAAACCCATAGCAACTGCTACAGCTGGTACTGTTTCTGTTTGAGCCGTTGTCGTATTGAATGCTACAAAGTTCGGCCAAATGATCATGAGTTCACGTGCAGCAAACGCTTCACGATACGCCACAGCTTCTTCTTTGGTTTTACAACCCCATGCATACGCATAAGCCATAGCACGCAACTTTTTAGCAATTACAACTAATTCAGTAGCAACTGGCTGAGTATCAAGCCCTGGTGCGCCTAAAATACGCGGTTGAACACCTAATTTTGATTTGGCAACAAGTAAAGCTTTAAGGCCGGTATATTTACCTTCAGCCGTAACAGTACCAACAACGTTTGCAGTTTGAGCTGCTTCATCAACTGCAGTTGGTACACGGACCACTACACAAATAGCGTTGGTTTGGTTGGCCATATTTTGAAGTACTTTTGCTAAAGTTCCGTTTTTACCGGCTTTAGCTACTGCAGATTGTATATTTGTAATTAGTACTGCTTGGTTTTCTGGGAACACTAGTGGATCTGCATCATCTGCAGTTGCAACAAAGCCTGGAATTGCTGTTGCAATGGTTCGGATTGGCCGAATCCCATCATTAAGTTCAAGGACACGGATTCCGTGGTGGTATTGATCTATAGCCATAAAAAAGCCTGTTTATTGAGGTTTTAATTCAACAAACAGGCTTGCATGACTAAATCGAAAGTGTAAGTTACTTGGTCTGTGAAAATGGTTTTTACAAGATTGGGTCTTTTTCTATCAGCTGTAAAACGTCAGGATTGCTCTGTAAAAACTCTGCTAATTTCTGCTCTGGCGAAATTGATTCTGGTATCTTGGGTTTCGGAATAATTTCCCAATCTACTCCATTAAATCGTGGCCATTGACTATCAGACCACTCTTTAGGAGGTTGGATTTCGGTACTATTACCCGGTAATAAAAAAATACCAGGCTCAAGTGGAGATTCATCTGCTATTGATTCACAAACGAATAATCCTGCTTGATTGTATAGGTAAACTATTTTCTCGTTCATAAAGACCTCAATATTTAATACAGCAGAGCCAAGCGACATTTCGTGGTCGAGTTTCAGTACCACCAAAACTTTCAGTTAAAGTAGAACTCGTTGAGGTGTAACCTAATGCGTCTAACACTTCAGTGCGTTTATTACCTGTCATTTCTCTTTTCCCAAATGGCGATCCGGCTCCACCTTCACTTTCATGATCTATTCCAGTTAAGTGTTGATGGGCTTTGATTGATTCAGATTGCCAACTTCCAATTACACGACCAGTATCTATTCCTCGGCCATCATCTAAACCACGTGGAAATTCGGCTCTACCTTCAGGAACATTAAAAGTACTTATGCCATCACCAGCACCATACGTGGTTCCAATAGCAGCAAATAAATCTGAATACACAGTTCTTGAAACAGCTGCAGAGTTTGCTTTAAGGAAGCCTGGTGGAGCTTTATTCATTGCAAAATAAACGATTGCACCAGCGGGTAAACCATTAGCTTTAGCCTCTTCTTTACTGTAAACATTCAGGTTTTGACGTGCTAATGGCTTGTTTTGTACATCAGCTAAGTTTTGATCTTTAGCAAGTGGATAAGGTGCAGATCCAAGTGGATCATTTTGGACGCCGAGAATTTTGGTACCAGCTGGATAGGACTTACCTAAAACAATCTCAGTGGCTCCATTTGCCGTCCAGCCTTCCGCACCTGCTGATTGATGTAAGCGAATACCATTAACATAAACAGCTAAGCCAGTAGTCGTCACGGTTGACCAGACAACATGTGTCTGATCTGTAGCAAGAAGTTGTTCTTCTTCAATTGAATCAACAAAAATATTTACTTCAGTTGCATTTCCCCACTCGACATCACCATCATTATTCGATTTCTTTTTTAGAATCTGGCCAGTGGTTCCACCTGGTAAAAGTTTTGCTGTATTAATCGTATTAATGATCCAGCTATGTGTTGCAATAACCACGTTAGGATCAATTTTTAATTCGACAGTTTCTACATTTCGAATGAAGAATGAGAGACGAAAAACAGTGTCATTGATGATCCCTTCTTGTGCTACAGGCTTAGTGATATCGGGTAGGTTGCCGACGGCAAAGAGATTACCATTGCTATCAAAAATACCAATCTCACGCATGACAAAACTGCCGATATTGGCTGGAATAATCAGCTCAGCTGTAAATTTCAAATCATTTTCTGGATCTTGATAGACACGGTTAACAACAGCTCGGAATTTTTCACGAACCAAAGATGTCATGTCTGGATTTAATTTAATTGGTTGCCCACCACCATCACCTACAGCCATATGGGTAAGACGGATTTGAGTACCTGTTGATTCAGCCTGTGTAAGTAGCTCAAGGCCCAATTTTGTATGTATAGATTTATAAGACATAGTTCAAACTCAATAATTAATAGTATTCAACACCGTTAATGACCGACTTCACAGCATCAAGTTTTAAAACACTGTCATAACCTGTACTACTGTTATCAGATTGAATCGTATAACCACCACGCCATTTGTAATCTTGATTGCTAGGCGTCAATAGCAATGCAGGAAACTCTGGAAAAGTTACACCATCTTTGGTTACTTCTTTTTCGGAATACATGGAACGAAATGCGCAATGATAGAACTTGTGATTAGTTCCAGCACCACCTCGAATCAAAGCTTGGTCAGGGGCACAGTAAATTGGTTTTCCATAACCGTAGTTACGATCTATCCAGCTTGCTAATATTCCACCAGTGCCTTTTAAAATAATTGCCCAAGCTTGCTCATAATCAACACGCTTGCCAGAGGTAGATGCCACATCATAATTAGTTCGATTTGTTTGTTGAGCATTAAGCATCAATTGAGTTGTCTGAAATCCTTGGGTAGTTAATTGAGGACCATAGTCAGAGCGCAACATAATGTCTTCAAGTGCCTTTAGCTTACAGTGGACATTAATACTCGAACCTTCAAAATGAAGGTCAAAGATCTGCTTCAAGCAAAAACGTTTACTTGTTGTTTTTGTATTACTGGCCATCAGCTTATGAACGAGTTTTATATCTATCGTTTTACAGGTTCCGCTAAAATCTTGGGCCATGTTGAGAACATTACCATCTACAAAAATTGAATAAAGTTCATTGGTAGCAGTTGGATCGCCAGTCGCATCACCATTTGAAGCATGGTTGCCGCCTGTAAAACTATCTTGATTGTTATCATCTGGATTATTAACAGCGTGAAAAACTAATGGAGGCAACCAGTCCGTATAAAATGATTGGATTGTTCCAAAAGTTCCAGTCAAATCAGAGTTCGTTGAAGAGCCAATAGATTTAAAATTAGGTAAATTATTGGCACCGTTTGGCCCAAAAACGATTTCGTAATTTCTATCTTTGGATCGATACCTATAGCTAAATGTTTTTGTACTAGCTGTATAGCTGATATAGCTGTTTAAATTTGAGACACTGGAAATAGCAGGTATTTTTTTTCGGTAGTTGGTAGGATCCATATACCAGCTATAACCGGCATACTTGTCATCTGCAGCAGTAATATATGTACCGTAAGCAGGTAATTTACTTGTATCAACGGTTATATCAAAAAGCTCCTCACCAGAACTCACAAGTCGTATCTTTTCAATTCCTCCACTTTTAGTAAGTGTTGCTTGCGGTATTGTTAAACTTACAATCTGTTCTTGTGTCGCTCCTACTGCTGTATAACCTGTACGGGGACGTTTGTGGATGATCCAACGTTCCTGATTATTTTCCCCAGTCTGTATATTGCCGTTCGTATAGTATGCAAGTTGGTAAAAATAACCCTCTACTGCATTGATTACTTCAAAATCTTTAAAGATGCTCAAGAAAGTAGTAGGTATGGCACTGGTCGAACCGTTAAATGCTGATTGGACAAATGGGTAGAAAGGGCCTTTGTTATATAACCAGTCACGTGGAGCCTCAGCTTTTGACAATAACATTGCGTCTTCATATACATAGCAAGACGGATCAATGATAAATGACCAGCATGGATTCGCTTTATCAGTCGAATTAATTGGTGTTATTCCAGCTAAACCTGAAGTATCACACGTAATTGTAAAACTAACTTTTGGCTTAATAAGTGACTTGATATTTACGGTCTGAATTGTCCCATTCTTTACAAGCTGCTGCTGTCCTGGGTCATTGTAGTTAACTAAAAGTACAGCAATTCCTTCTGTTTCAAATTTTGACTTATCAAACTCGTAAATTATCCAGTTAAACTCATTTTTACCATTTACTAGCGCACCGTTTTGTTGGTAAGCAATTTGATAATACTTTGTTGGATCTGCATTATTTACTCGTACATCCAGAATAGAATTATTCCAAATAGTTGATTCCTGACTTGTAAAATTATTACGGGTCATTTTTCTAAAAGGGTAAGTTTTCCCTTTATTCAATATCAACGTATTAAGGCTATCCACATAGGCTTTGCTTTGTGAATAAGGGTCATACACCGACTTTTTAAGTGTTGACCCATTCCAAGTATTTGTACCCTGATTCGGCCCAGCCTCATCAATAACTACTGTACTGTTAATAGGTATTAAAGCTTTTTTAGCTTCAAATTCGGCAAGAGTCGCAAAACTAAATTGACCTTGAACAATATCGTCTTTGTTGGCTTTTTCTTGATTCAAATACTCTGTTCGATTGACAAGCGCTTTCGCTTGTTCATTCATATTTCCATCTTCACCACCACGGGCCGATTCATTTTCTTCAAGTAAACGAACTGGAGACCATTGTGATTGACCAATAATTTCAGCCATATTAGAACGCCTTTATTCCATTTAATTTTTGAGTACCGTCGAGCTTCCAAGTTCCATCAAGTAAGAGTGAACCGGAAGCATTGGTAAATTCATATTCATTGCCGACAAGGGTAACTAAAGCGACTTCAGCTTGAAGTTCACTTTTCACGATAAGAGTTGAGTCAATAAGGTGTGAACGTAAATTCTTGTTGTTTCGAATGATCGTAAAAAGTTTTTTGTAGTGCTCAACAGATATTTCCGTACTACTTGTTTCAATAAATATTTTGAATGTGTAAGGTTCACCAGGCGGTTCCATGTTGAACCATTCTTGAACGCGAACAGTAAAACCTAATGCTCCAAGAGCAGCTTCTAAACCACCAATAGTTCCTTTATGGCAATGCACCTTGTATGAAGCATTAATGACTGCTCGCTTTTGTTCGTCTGACCAGGAAATATCCCAATCATCTACTGACTTTTCCCAAGCCAACCAAGGAAGAACTATGGCTGGAGCCTCTAACGGATCGTTAAAAGTACGTGCAGGAGTCGGCACATCAGATATACGTGAAAATGCATCTTCAAAGGAGTGTTCAAATGCAGTTGAGTTTGGAGGTAATAATTTGGACATTACTCCTCCTTAATGGTGACAAGAATGTCAGAGCAATAAGCAGCTTGACCTGAGACGGGTTCAGTTTTTGAAAGGGGGGCAATCAAGTCGACATCAATAACACCTTTACGCTGGAGTGCACTGATAATTCCCGTAATCGATACTTTCGTATTCAGCTTATGAACAGAATCGACATATTTTTTTACCTCAGTAATCGCATCCTGAAGAACAATATTTTTATCTGGTCCATTTTCTATTTCTAAAACTGCTTCAACACGATATTGAATAATGCTTGCAGAATAGACCTGAACATAATCAGTAAGTGGCCTAATAATTTTTTTATTTAAAGCCTGATCAACAATATTAATAAGCTCTTCTGAAGCAGTACCATCACCTTCAGTTGAAAGGATATATATTGCTGCAATGCCTTTGTCTGGAGAAATAGGTTCAACGTCTTTAACCCGTACATCAGCATTTTTAGTATGGAAAATATATGAACCTTCACTACCAGCAGTCGTATAACCTTCAGGAGCTAATTGAGTGCGTTCCTTCAAAGAACTATCTGATTCCATTACGGCTGGTGTAGGTGGGATAGTCGAATTATCAGCTGGCGTTATTACTTTTCTATATAGGTTTCTTTCAGCTGCTTTATGTTCTAGATCATTACCTGAAGCGTAAGCAAGTAGTACCGCAAGAGCTGAGTCATTGGCTCTTTTTCTTAAAAGCATTTCACGGTAAGCAAAGACTTCAGCAAGTTTGTAGGCAGGATCTGATTCAAGCGCCACATATTCGCTACCAACCTGTCTCATTAGTTCATGAAACTCATCTAAGCCTTCTTTTAAAATGATTTCATAATCAATTTGCTCAACTACCTCTGGCGGAGGTAGTTGAGATAAATCAATAGCAGTAAGAGATCCAGCCATAATCCACCTAGCTTGTTGCTGCGCCAAAAGATAAAGGAACGCGAATAGAAGAACGTTGATTGTTATCAACAAGTGATAAATCGAGATCCAGAATATAAGCACCAGGATTTGTAATATTCAGTGAGACAGAATGTAATGAAACTCTTGGTTCCCATCTGATAATTGCAGTCGCTATTGCTGCATAAATTTGCATTTGTAAGATGTCATCAAAGGGACCATCCAATAATTGAAAAACCATTGATCCATACTCTCGGCGCATAATTCTTGAACCAATTGGAGTTGTCACAATGTCTTGAATAGATTGGTAGATATGGTCAAGATCTACAACAAGATTTTTACCAGTTGTACGCGACATCATGGTATTGGCCCTCCAGACTCTCCAGATCCAGGCTGAACACCAGATGTTCTGTGATTTTTGAGACTAATGGCACCAGCTTTAACATCGCCTTCAGTACTGAAATCGCCTGTTGAGTGGCTACTTCCTTGCACTAACTGACTTCCGCCGACAGTATTATTTCCTGTCGTGACAGAACTTCCATTTATTAATAGGTTTCCATTGTGTGTTGTACCGCCTGATAAAGCATTTATGGTTAGGCCATCATTTGCATTAACTGTGACACCGCCATTTGCATTAACGGTTACACCACCATTTGCAGTTACTTCAATTGTTCCCGTAGGTGGAAGAATTGCCGACAAATGATGTGCAGCAACGTCATAAGCAATAACGCATCCATCCGCGAAAACACGGATTTTCTTGTTTAAATCATCAGAAGGGATAGGGTGTTCATTGTTGTAAAGCCCATAAAAAACCACGCTTGTAGGGCCAATTTCGCCACAAGGTGAAATCACCATGACTTCCTCATCTAAAGAGGGGGGATCCCAAGTTGAGTCATCTCCTGAACGTGCATTAAAAAAGCGAATTTCAGGCGTAACGATATCGTCAAGATCTACTGTGACAAGGGGGATTGGTTTAGACGGATTTACAGTCTTGATTGTTCCGAACCGAATCAGATTCTCAAGACGACGATTAATGTCAGCATTCATGCCAACACTTTGCGTTAGAGTTTTTTTGTTTTCAGCAATGGGAACTTGTGAAAATGGTTTTCACAAGTTGAACTATTTAATATTGATATGCTTAATGAATGATGACTCAACCAGATTAATCTCTTTATCTGTAAATCCTAGTAATTCACGTTTTGGGTAAACTGTATCCGGAGCAGATCTAGTGGCTCTATCTCTTAAACCATATTGGTGTACTTTAGCAATTCGACTAATACGACCAATAAAACCAACTGCAATTGACTCACTATTACTTAGTACTTTTAGGTGGGTATTAGATTTAATCCGGGAAAACATTTTTCTTTTTATTTTACCTTTCTGGTCACGTAAGCGTGTACGTCTAGCTGTATAAGCTGAACCATCAGGGTTTTGCTGTGCTGTAATATGCTGGCGTTGGCTTGTTCGTAGATCTCGTCCAATATTCTTAGCCAGTTTTGCCCTTTCACCTGAAGACAAACGATCTAACAAGGGTTGAAGATATAGGGCAAGATCCTGAATATTATTCATGGGTTTTTACCCGGAAAGGGCATATCTAATGAACGTCCTTGAATATCGGCAGTTCTCCATGTTGCAAGTGTAGATCCATCTTTATCAATTAATTCAAAATCGGAAGGTGGACCAAACTCAGTATATTGTGGTTCAGTCGGGTAGGAGATCTCAAATTTCCCTTCAGCATTCTTTTTCACAATGACGCGTTCAGTTAAAGGTATTTTAAAATGCAGATCATATTTGCTGTTATCAATGAGTTCAGCTTCAAAAGTAATGGCTTCTTTTACCTTATCTAGATTGGCCATGAGTTCGGATTGGTTGTCCATAATCCATGTGAAAAGGACGACACCAAATACATCTACATCACCAGCATAATCCGTAATGATCATATCTAGCGTGTAGGCCATTTCAAAGCTATACCCATTTGCAGCAGTACTCATTAATTTACCGTCATTTGCAAAGATGAGTAAGCGATCCGGATCTTGGGGTAAATCCGGAATCGCATTTAGCAAATATTCACGTAGAGCATGGGGTTTTTTCATGCTGCAGTTTTCCCTCCATAAATAGGTTCAAGGTGATCCCATTCTTTTTGGAATTTTGCTTGATAGCCAAGTTTTTTATAGTTTTTGCCGTTGTAGAGTGTAAAGACTGTATGCCAATCTTGTTTTTGTAGTGCTTCTAATAAGCCAGGCTTCCACTCAATAAACCGGATAAATGATTCAAGCTGGTGGTCCTCACTAATCTGCTGCTGATCAACAAATTCTTGAATAGACGAATAACCGAGATCCTTCCAATTTTCACCCATAATTTGGAACTGGCCCCAGCTAGTAGATTTCAGGGCAGATTCTTTATGAATATTTATGGCCATACTTAAACGGGTGTATTCGGCTGCATCACCTTTGTAACCACCAGTTAAAGTATTGACTAAATTTGGTGTTATTTTTACCTGATCATTAGCAAATGTTTTACCTAAAGCCTGGCTTAAATAAAAATACATTCGATGACGTTCAAATAAAATTTTAGCCTTTCCATTTTGAAGAAAACCTACTCCACGGCCTTCCACTGCTCCGAAAACTCGAATAACTAATTCGGGAACTTTTAAACGTATTGCAGCTTTTTTATAGTCTTCATCTTTTAAAAATTTACATACTGAATCACCAGCTAAAGCTTGGCGAGTTTTATCACCGACTTTACCATCAGCTACTAAGCCAAATTTACGCTGGAGTTGAATCACTGCAAATTCAGTACTTTCACCAAAATGACCATCAATAGACAGGGTTTTACCTTTAATACCCTTGTAACCCATCTTCGCCAATTGCTTTTGAAGAGTTGCTACGGCATCACCTTTTGAACCAAATTTTAATATCATGTCGTACTCCAAATGAGTTTGGCCACATTACCTTTTGTTCGCCAGATGAGTACTGCAAGAAGGATTGCAAAGATGGCATCCCAGAGCGTAACTGGATCCTTAAAAAATAAGATATGCACCGATTGGCCTAGAAAAGCTGCAATCAATGTTGCTGCAAAGGAGGAATAGCCACGGTGAAAATTTCCACCATGACTGAAGGTTGCAATACGAAAACCGCAAATGAGATAAGCTAAAACGGCAATGGTTTGAAATAACAATTCGATCATGACTTGCCACCTCTAAAGATGTTCAAAATATCTGACAGTTTTGCAGTTTTAACCCAATCAACAACCTTGATTAATATGAATAAACAAAGTGTTGAAGTGATAAGGGCTGCCACTGCATCAGCTTTTAATAATGTATGTTCTGTAATGAGTGGTGCACTGATATAACCAATACCAGTGGCCAATAACATATTGCGAATACGTTGGTAAGCATTTAAATCTTTTTCAAAAGTTGCAATAAATGCTGCCCCAAGTACTGCACCTAGCAACGCATTACCATTAATAAATGGAAGCAATGACACTGCACTTAGAGTGGCAATGGTTGCTGTAGAAGTTGTTGGTTCTGGCATAAATTCTCTCAATCCCAAAGCTGAATGCTTTGAACTTTATTTTGTTGAGTAGGGATGTTTGGTAATTGAACTTTGGTACCCATTGGAATGAATGGACCAAATTCGGAAAGATGAGGATTTGCTTCTAATACTTGTTCAACTACACCATTGCTAAGGCCATATTCGCGCCAACAAATTGCGTCAACAGTGTCGTGTTGGATTGCATAGATCTCTTTCATCTAAACCAACTCCACATTTAGTCGACGTACTTTTTTTATATCGCGGATGGCAAAACGCAAATCACGTTTATAGTCATCAATCGTCGGTGTCAGTTCTTCAGCTTTTTGGCTACCGTTGGTTGTAGTGTCATAAGACCGGTAACGTTCGCAAAGTTCTGCTCCAGTAGCTGCAGCAACTGCACGGAAATACAAAACAGCAGCAATAGGCTTTCCATTGACCTGTTTAGTTGTAATTTCTACTAATGTCGGGGCTTTACTGAGTAAGCTTTCCAGTTGTTCATTTACATGAATTACAGCTGCTTCTATAGCTGAAATAAGACGTTGATTAGTGACGCTTGAATCTAAACGCAAAACTTCACGGACATGGTTGCTTGATACCGATGGAAAGAACGGATCACTATTTATTACAACGTCCTGATTTGAAAAAGTACCGTTTGCAATTAATCCAGACATTTTTATTCTCGGTTAGTTGAGGGGTGGAGATCTGAACCAAAAACGTAACAAAACAATGTCTGTCTTTGTCAGATCTGCCCCTCGGTGGGTGCTGGGCACTCGTTAAGAAGAAGCTCCCTCAAATACCTGATTGCCAAAATCATCAACAACAGGGGTTCCATCGGCATTGAGTAATGGCTGAGGTGGGTTTTCTTCTAATTGTTTTTTCAGTAAACGTTCAGACTTTTGAAGGTCTTGTTTACCACCACAATTTTCATTGTATTTAATTGCTTCTTTTAGCCACTCGACTGCTTGTGAGTAGATCTCTTTTTGTAAGAACACACGGCCAATTGCGACAAAGAGCTTTGCGCGGATCTGATCATGCATGCTGAATTCAGATGTAATGCTAATGGCTTGTTTTAATACTGATAAATCAAAAACTTTACCTTCAGCATAAGCAGCTTTTGCAGCATTTCCGATCTCTTCAGCAACAATAGATGCTGTATCTCGGCTAAAAGAATCCGGCATTGAAAGACCATGTTTTAAAGCAAACTCAGCAATACGAAGGCCATCTTCAAACATGCTTGCATCAAAGCACCAAAGCATAATCGTCGTGACAACATCATCCTTCAGATCAGGAGCACGTTCTTCAATTGAAAGAACACCTTCAATATAGGGCATGTATTTCGGGATTAAAGTTGCTTTATATTGGGCACGTTCAATTTCAGATTTAACGTTACGCAATAAGTTTTGGTCATTTTTTAATTCCGCCAGTTGCAACATATAAACACTGGCATCTTCACGAACACCACCAAATTCATTTTCGGCATTAGCAGCTGCTTTTGCTGCTAATGCCTGAAGGCGATGTCGTCGAGCTGGACTCAACATAAATCACCCCTTATTGAATTGTGATGTTTTCAACGAGGCCTACTTTCTCGTAGGCTTCAATGACGTAAGCTTCATTTGAAGATTGGTAATCTTCAATGCGGTTCTTACTTGGCTTTTCATTAATGTGACGACGCTTTGCATCTTTCTGATAGTAAATCGAGAGGTTATCAAGCGAAGTAACAAGAAGGGCATTGTCTGGGAAGTGAGGTACACGGATTGCAGGTAAACCACCAATTTGCTTTTGGCCAACCAAGATCTGACCAGCTAAAACATTCTGGTTATCTGCAGCGTTGTTTACGATTGGGAAGTTTTTATCTGCAAGTAACTGACGGCCACAAATTACGACTAAATCAGTGTCATCTTGATGCACTTCATCAATCAGCTCATTAACAACGTCTTGCACAAGAGCATCAAGATTTTTGTATGTACCTGTAGCGCCTACAGTCACATCCGCCATTACTCGATCAGCAGCATTTAGACGAATTTTTTCTAACCAACCTACGTTCACATCCTGAAGTTTTGGGTTAGTCGCTCGGTTCGTTGTAGCCGCTGCAGTTTTACCGTTAAAGCCGATCATGATGCGATCTAATGCAATAGATTTGGCAATAGCGTTCGTCCAACGTGCATGAAAATCTGGGAATACGGCCCATGCATCAAGCTTTTCATAACCTATGGCAACGTCAAAATCAGTTTTGATACATTCATAGTTATCTGCACCGAAACCCGTTGGATCTACTGGGGTACGCTCACCAGAACCTGAAGTATCTGTACGACCGGCAATTGTTTGGTTTACAGATAAACCAATCGCTTGACCTTTAGGATTAATCACACCAATGACATTGATCTTAGATAAAAATTCGCTAGAAGCTTGAATTTTATCTTCCATCTTTTGAGCTGGTACCGGCGCGACATTAAAGGTATGTGCTACAGATTCAACGCCATTAATTTGGGCCAGTTTTTGAAGACTGTGGTTATATTTAATTCGTGTATCGTTACGCATAAGTTCGCTCGCTAATTAGCAATCAATTTGTTCTGAATAATTGCCTGTATTTTCGGGAGCAGGCGGAGTATCAGGGTGAGGTTCTTGACTCAGCTTTACTTTCAAAGCTTTAAAGTCTTTTTCGAGGGTGGAGTACTTTGTTTTGAACTCTTGGAGTTCTTGTTGAGTTTCACCAAAGGTTTTAGCAATCTGCTCAATTGACTTTGCAACTTCAGTAAATTGGCCTTTGTTTTTCTGATCCTGTTCTTCATGTTGTGGCTTTAGCCAATTCATAACGGTATTGAACAAACCTGTAACTGCCAGCTCTTCTTCAAACTGTAAATCGACTTCTTCAGCAGCAGTGAAAAGGTTGTTTTTATGCTGCTTTTTAGAAGTAAAGGGACTCGCTTCAGGATTATTTGCCGCGAACTCCATGATTTGCGTACCTAAAGAAGCAGGAGTATCAGTGAACGCAATACCAACTAAGTAAGCTTCATTGGTATCTGCAAAGTTGGGATTAACTTCAATTGAGTTAAACAATTTTTGATTTCGGCCATGCATCTCAATAAGATTATCGAAGGCTTCAAGCTGAGCATATAAAGCCCATTTCTTTTGACCTGCAATTTCATCTTCTTGGGCTTTCAATGCGATTACTTTTGCATAATTTCCAAAAGTAGAATCTGGCGAAATACCACGGAAGTGTTCAATATTTGCCATGGCTGTATAAGTATTCTGGCTATAGTTCTTAGCCATTTGTTTAATCCAAGCTGCTTCAATCTGGCGGCCATCGGTTGTGGCTCCAGCAACTGCAACTCGATAAAACTTGGATTTCTTACTCATGAGGTTTGAATCCTGCTTAATATTTAAATAATTCATAATTTACGTAATAAGCAGAATCGGAATTAAACCTAAAAGAATCAACGAAGCTCCCTTGTGAAAACTGTTTTCACAAGGTCTGTACAGTGAATCAATAAATTGAAGTTGGCTTAATAAGCCAATGAATACGACACCTGAAAATACAACTCTGACTTTTGATAACCGCCTCTTAGCAAAGTTCTTATACTGGATGGGGTGGCGAATCAGCTCGATTGCAGAATACTTAAAAGAAAAAGACAAAAATGTTCATGCATGGAAGGCAAGAGATGAATGGGACGAGCAAGCTCCAGAAGGACGTGTTGCACAGGCTTTAGAAGCCCAACTTGTAAAGTTAATTATTCTTGAAAAGAAAACACCGGGTGATTTTAAAGAAATTGATTTGCTTATGCGCCAGCTTGAGCGTATGGCTAAAATCAATAAATATAACAATGGTGGAAATGAAACTGACCTCAACCCAAATTTAAAAAATAGAAACGCAGGTCAACGTAAACCCACTGCTAGAAATGTGCTGACAGAAGAACAAATAGAAAAGCTTCTTGAAGACTTTGACGAGGGCTTATTTGAATATCAAAAAGTTTGGTACCGTGCTCGTGAACAACGGAACCGTGCTTTATTAAAATCACGTCAGATTGGTGCAACATTCTACTTTGCTCGTGAAGCTTTAATCAAAGCTGTGACAACAGGCAGAAATCAGATTTTTCTATCCGCTTCTAAAGCTCAGGCGCATGGTTTTAAAACTTATATTAAAGACTTTGTTCTTCAGTCAATTGGCGTAGATCTACAGGGTGATCCAATCACAATCACTCTACCGACCAATGAAACAGTTCAGCTCATTTTTTTAAGTACAAATGCTAAGACTGCCCAAAGTTACCATGGCGATTTGTACTTTGATGAGTTCTTTTGGGTTCATGGCTTTGCCACACTTAAAAAAGTGGCCTCTGCAATGGCAGCCCAAAAACAATATAAAAAGACCTACTTTTCTACACCTTCAAGCAAATCACATGAAGCCTATAAGTTCTGGACAGGTGAGGCTTATAACAAGGGCCGAACTAAAGATAAACAGGTTGAAGTCGATACAAGTCACGAAGCATTAAGAAATGGCGCTCTTTGTAATGACCAAATGTGGCGACACATCGTCAATATTTATGATGCTGAACGTCAAGGCTGTGACCTGTTTGATATTGATGAACTCATTGCAGAAAACAGTGCGGAAGAGTTTGCAAACTTGTACATGTGTGAGTTTGTCGATGACGGACAGAGTGTATTCCCATTGAGCCTTATCCAACCTTGTATGGTCGACTCATGGGAACTTTGGGCAAAAGACTTTAAACCATTAGCAATAAGACCATTTGGAAGTAAACAAGTCTGGGTGGGCTATGACCCAGCAGAGTCTGGAGATAGCGCTGGCTTGGTGGTAGTTGCTCCGCCTGAACCAACTTATAACAAGTTTCGTTTATTAGAACATCATCAGTTCAAAGGAATGGACTTTGCGAGTCAGGCACTTTTTATCAAGAAAATTTGCCAAAAATATCGGGTGACTTATCTCGGTATGGATAAGTCAGGCATGGGGACTGGTATTGCTCAGTTAGTTCTAGATTTCTTTCCAAACCTGACGACCTTTACCTATTCAGTTGATGTCAAAACCCAATTAGTCATGAAGGGCATGGACGTTATCAACAAAGGACGTTTTGAGTTTGATGCTGGTTCTACTGAAGTAGCTCAATCCTTAATGGCCATAAAAAAGACCCTCACAGCTTCTCAAAAGCAAATGACTTTTGAAGCTTCACGTGCCGAAAATATTGGGCACGCCGATCTAGCTTTTGCCATTTTTCATGCCTTCTTTAATGAACCGTTATCTTTAGAAAATGACGGAAATTCTAAAAAATCCTCTATGGAGATTTACTAAATGTCAGACAGTAAAGTTCAAGCTTTTTCTTTCGGAGATCCAGAGCCGGTTCTTAATAATCATGACTTTTCAGATTACTTTGAAACTTGGCTTAATGGACGTTATTTTGAACCACACATTAGCTTAAATGGTCTGGCAAAATCTTTCCGTTCAACACCATATCTTTCAACAGCCATTATCTATAAAAAGAATCAGCTTGTTTCATCATTTAAACCACATAAACTGCTTAGCTCTGCAAATTTTGAACGAATCGTTTTAGACAATCTTGTTTATGGCAATGGATATTTACAACGCATAGATAACCGCTTAAAAGATCCCCTTCAATTCAAAGGTTTGATGGGTAAATATGTACGTCGAATGAAGGAACCTAATAGCTTTCTAATGTTGATGGATGGGTTTAATGAACACGAGTTTGTAGAGGGTTCAATTTGTCATATTAAGACTTCAGATGTTGACCAAGAAATTTACGGCTCACCAGAATACTTATCAGCATTACAGTCTGCTTGGTTAAACGAGTCAGCAACTCTTTTTCGTCGTAAGTACTACAACAATGGGTCCCACGCAGGTTTCATCTTGTATATGACAGATTCAGGTATAGACGATGAAGATGTGGAGTCACTCAAACAAGCCATGAAAGACTCACGTGGACCAGGAAACTTCAAAAATTTATTTCTTCATGCACCAGGTGGTAAAAAAGATGGTCTTCAACTCATCCCTATTAGTGAACTAGCTGCTAAAGATGAATTTCTTAATATCAAATCAATCACACGTGACGACATTCTTGCTGCCTTCAGAACCCCACCGCAACTGCTAGGAATCATCCCATCAAATGCTGGAGGGTTTGGTTCAATTAAAGATGCGAGAGAAGCGTATTGGTATAATGAAATTATTCCAGTGCAGGCAAGAATTGCTGATAGTGTGAATGAGTGGGCAGGAGATAAAATTATTGGATTCAAATCTTTTGAAGAAGTGCATCCAGTTTCTTAATACAATTTAGTTTATTTAGTGAAATTCATGATTAGGGACCTATAGTCTAATTGCCTATAGTAATTATAAGTCGGCACGAGACTTTCACTTCGAATTCTTAAAACGTTATGAATAAAGTGGTTAAAACTCTGGCTCCTTGAGGATAGTTCATGAATTTCTTTTTCCTTTTTTAAAGGTCTAGTCAAGCGTTTATAAGATTTTGCATCTTTAACTGCAATCATTTTTTGTTGAGTTAAATACCGAAACATTTTTGGTTCACAGTCAACAATTTCTTTTGATACGTGGTTGTAATGTGCAAGAATCCAACATTCAATAGAATGCACACAAACACAGAAAATGATTTTATTTTGACAATCTACGTATTGGATATGAGAAGACGCATTAATCCATTCTTTTAACTTATTTTCAATATCAATAATAAATTGTGAATGGTCTCCATTCTTTTTAATATTGATTTCAACGCCAAAATTGACATGATATCCTTCATCACCATCTATATGGATTAATAGATAATCGTGGACATCTAATTGAGTTTTGAATTCTAAAGTTGTTAAAAAGTCTTTTAGTCTTTCCCATCCGCCTTTTCTATCATTCCTCTCATATTGTGGCTTACTATAGTCAATAGGAGGGGGCGCAAGTTCTGTAATATCTATCTCATCTTCATCAAATAAACCATAAAAAATATTTTCTAAAACAGCAAGATCTGTAGCACCTTCACAAATAAAACCAATACGCATTTTCTTATACCGTTTAGAAATTTTTAGGTAAACCACCTAGATAACCACGAATAAATGCTTCAGAAAGTCTTAAAGCCTCTGAGCTATCCAGTATTTCCTTAGGTAAATTATCCCGGTTCATTCTTTTTAATTTAGTGTGGCCATCTGAATTACGAGAAACTACAAAAAGCGCTTGTTCTTCATCATATAAATTTAATCCATCTAAAATAGCTGGATTATGGGTCGTCACAAATACTTGCTTATCATACTTTTTTGCGAATTTAATTAGCAGTTCGATTAAAACCCTACACATTTTAGGATTTAAAGAAGCATCAATATTATCAATTGCAAATATTTTGGGTGTGTTTTTTGAACAGAATAAAGTTACATAGAATAATACAAATAGAAAACCTTCATTTGCACTGCGTTGATCTAGTTCTTGAACTAGATATTGATCTGTAATGCTTATTTTATGATCTAAAGGATTTGTACTATCACTAATGTCGATCGATTCCACCCAATCAAATTTAGATGCAGAACTAATAATGTCAGAAAAAGAGTCTGCATAAATAGTTTTATTTTCTATTTCTAAATCACGTTCAGCTTTTATTCTTTGGATTTGTTTGAATAAACCTTCACCATTGACTCCTAATGGTAATATTTGACCCTCTTTAACTAAGTTTTTTAATGCGCTATTTTCAGGAGAGTAGATTAAAAACTTATCTAGAAATTTGGGTCTTTTCCCAGTACCTAAAGAAATAGAAATATTTTCAAGTAATGCTTTTTTCTCACTTTTACTCATCTGGTCGATTAGTGTTTTAAAAAGGTTGAGGGCATTTTCATCATCTATATTAATTTCATTTTTCATTAAATTTTTATTTGATTTTGTTAAATCAGCCATTAAATTTTGCATGGATTCAGTTAAGCCAATTTTAATCGAAGTCTCATGATCAACTTTTATTTTAGTTTTAGACTTAATATTATTTGAAGTTGAAACTAGTTCAATTTTATTATCTGATAAATCAACCATATCTTCTGAAAAATCAACTGAAGCTTTATGATCTTGATTAGAAGAGGTGTCAGTAATTTCTATACTAAAATGTTTAGTATCATGATCAAAAAGTGATAATAATTCTTTTGGTTCTGTAAATCGGATACCTCTTGGCCATAAGAACTCATGATCAAATTTTCCAGTTTCGATTGCGCTGTAGACAGCTATAGCTTCAAGAAAATTACTTTTTCCAGCTCCATTTTCACCAATAATTACGTTAAATCGACCAACTTTTACGTCTACTTTTTTAACTGACTTAAAATTTTCAATTTTAACTTGCTTAAGCATTTAAGTATCCTAACGTAACATTGCTAGTTGTATTTATGGGGTATTAACAAATATATCCAAGGCCATTCTATCAGATTTAATAAGCGTATTGACCCTTTTAAGTATCTAAGCTACTCTAAATTTACCACCCACATGGTGGTCGAGATTGGCGTCTCGTTTTGAAAACAAAGCAGACAAACCGCTGCTAAAGCGGTATTTTTTTGTCTGAAGGTTCGTTATGCCTTGTTATGGCAGATCGGGCGATGGGACACTTGTGTCCACCGTCTTTCCTTTGTGTTCAACGGTACGCCAACTTCGTTCGGTCTGCCACCTCATTGGCGTGAGGTGGTAGAAATACCAAATGAACGCAAGGGGGGAAACATTCCCATGACTCCATTATTAAAAGCTGGTAACAAGCCAGTCAGTCCAGAAGACTTACTTCAAACAATCAGTGACTCTCTTTCTAAACTAGAACACCATCTATCTGCTCTGTCACGCATGCACTTTGACGATGACCTACCAAGTGATGAGTTCAACGCCATCATGTGTGCGTTACACCTGCAGGTCCACGAGATCTGTCAGCAAGTGAAAGCCTGACTAAAATCTGAAGAGAATGGGCCACAGTTGCTCATTCTCCTTCAGCGCGGGCGGTTGTCCCCCCACCACACCTGGGCAGTAAATATGTCGAATAGTCTACAAAAATTTAGCCACCCACATATGTGGGTAAAACGGCTGTAGATATGGCTTACGTTAGAGCAAAACACTACAAAATTGATTCTGCATTTTTCTACACGGTTTCCACAAATTTCCACAGAAAGAAATTCATTGAAAAGTCACGGTCTAAAATAGGCCTTTTAAAATCAAAATAAAAAATCTGAAATTAGGTAACACACACCTGAAAATACACTTAAGCATATGAATTAATTATGAAAAATCTGTTACTGGAAAAGGTAACATTAGGGAACAAGCTAGGTAACAAGTTAATTAAGTTATTGATAAATATTAAATTGTTTAGTAACGCTCTGTTACCTGAAAAGTGGGTAACATGTTACTTAGAAGTTACTTAATTGTTACTTTTTAAAATTAATATATTTATATTATTATTCATATACTTAACTGGTATTTTTTAAATCTGTTACTTTTGTTACCTATTTTTTTTGTCATTAGAAATTTTGAGTTTCCATTATTTTGGCACTTCTTTTGATGCTTCATAAAAATCACCATAAATCGTACCTTCTTCCACATTTACCCACATTTTTTTGATTAAACCTCTGTTATTCAATTCTTTTCAGACCCCGACCCTCGGGACCATATTCGGAATCGTAAGATTCTACGAAAACCCCTAAGCTAACGGCTTAGGGGTTTTTTGTTGGGTATAAAAAAGTGGATAGAGCTTAAGAAATTATTATTTGATCCCGCGGGTCGGACTCGAATTTCTAGCTATAAATTTAGAGCTTATAAAAATCTTTCATTTTTTAAGCTCAAGAAGTTCTTCTTTAAATACCAAACATCTTTGATAAAAGCGAAACTGAGTAAGAATCTAAGCTCTTATTCAAAATAATATTTTTTGACCATCTCTTACGAGTATTCTGAACTCGTATTTCTAACATCTTACAACTGTCTACCTTCAAATATTTGTTGTATTTTCCTCAAGCATACCCACTTTATGTATCTGAAAACCTTTAATTGAAACTTCACATTTCTATTT